GTGGCAGAACTCACGGTGGTGGCCGCGCGTAACGCGCAGCCACGTGAAAAAGCGTATCGGATCGCGGCCGGCAAAGGCCTGTATTTGCAGGTGATGCCCAACGGCGCCAAATACTGGCGCCAGAAATACCGATTCCGGGACAAGTCGCTAATGCTCGCGCATGGCGTCTTTCCCGAGGTCAGCCTGGCGCAGGCGCGCGATGCACGCGATGACGCGCGGCGGTTGCTGGCCAGTGGCATCGATCCCAGCATGCAACGAAAGGCCAGCAAGGTTGCGCAACAGGCCGACGTGACCAACAGCCTTGAGGCGATCGCTCGCGAGTGGCACGAACTGCACAAGCATGAGTGGTCGGACACCTACGCCGAGCGAATCATCACGGCAATGGAGCGCGATATCTTCCCGTGGCTCGGCAATCGGGCCATCGGCTCGATCGAGCCGCGGGATCTGCTGGGGCGCCTGCAAGAAATCCAGCGCCGTGGCGCCAAGGAAACGGCTCACAGGCTGCGCCGATGGCTTAGCCCGGTGTTCCGCTACGCGATCATCAAGGGCGTTGCTGCGCGCGATCCCGCAGCAGACCTCAAAGGTGCCCTGCAGGGCATAGTTAAGAATAATTTCCCCACCATCACCGAGCCTGCAAGGATCGGCGAACTGCTGCGGGCGATCGAGGGTTACGCCGGTACCTACGTCACGCGCGCGGCCCTCAAGCTGTCCCCTATGCTTTTCATGCGCCCGGGCGAGCTGCGGTTTGCTGAGTGGTCAGAATTCAATCTGGACAAGGCTGAGTGGTCGATTCCGTCATTGCGCATGAAGCGGCGCAAGGAACAAAAGGCCAACGGCGAACCGCACGTTATCCCTCTGAGTAGTCAGGCGGTAGAGATCCTGCAGAACCTGAAGCCGCTTTCGGGTGCGGGTAGGTATCTCTTCCCCGGCGAGCGCGACGCCAAGCGGGTTATTTCGGAAAACACGGTCAATGCCGCGCTTCATCGCATGGGTTTTAAGGATGAGATAGTGGCGCACGGGTTCCGTCACATGGCCAGCACCGCGCTCAATGAGGCTGGCTGGGACGAAGATGCCATCGAGCGCCAGCTGGCGCACAAGGATAAGAACAAGATCCGCGGCACCTACAATAAAGCGAAGTACCTGGCCGAGCGGAGAAGGATGATGCAAGCGTGGGCCGACTACCTCGATCAGTTGCGGGATGGAAAGGTTAAAGCACTTTTTGAGGCTGCGTAGGTGACGCCCTCGCTAAGAGTGACAAAGGGCGTCCAGAACTGTAAGAAATTACGACTATTGGCGTGAGGAAATGTTTAGAGGATGAGGGCCATCAGCTTGTCGGCTCGTGTCTTTAGGTCACATGCCAACAAGTCCAGTAACTGGTAGACCGAGTCGGCGTTAAGCGTGTTGTTTCGGATGCCTTCGGTGATCCCAGTGGCGGCGACATCGAGCGCATTCAAGCGCAGACGCAAGCCTTCGATGTTTCGGATTAGCTCGATGGTGTGATGATCCAGCATGTTGTCTTTCCCTATAGAAATCGAATGCTCCGGCCGGACAAGTTCCGGACACGGCGCGTTCGCTCTTGCTCTATCCATGCCAGCGCAGCTAAAGGGCACCAAGCATTTGCACGGCGAAGCCGCCACCTAACGCTCAAAGGCCCTCACCCGTAACGGTCTCAGCTCCGCGATTGAAGACGGTCTAATACGAAGACAGTGATTACACTGCACTTTGAAATCTACTTAGCGTTAGACATGAAGGAGACAACATGTTCACTGAAAGACCACAAGATCAAGGCATCATTTTTGTTGGGCATCATGTGCCCGGCAAAGCAATTAAGCAGTCTATTTCAGCTGGAGATTCCGTTACTCTCCGGATCGGCGAGGAGCGCGTTCTTGTTCGCAATGTTGCGCCTACGGGTCGAGATCGTTTCAAAGGAACTATTTATGGCTTCGAGCCAAGTGTCAGCCTTGAGCACGGCAGCCTAAAACTTGAGCAAGAGGTCCAGTTCCAAGAGCAGCATGTTTTCGGGTGTAGCTAGACGCGTCTAACCACTCATCCAAGTGGACGGCTTCGCCATCGCTCAATTCCAGCGTTAGGTCTGCAATGCACCATGGCCTCGTCGAACAAATTAACCAAAGGACTGTCCCATGGCGACTACCGTTTACTTTGAAGAGACCATCACCGATCAGGGCGGCAAAATATCTATGGACGTAGAACTTGGCCGTTCTTCGTTCTACTCCGAAGACAGCATCTATCTGAAAGTTGGGGATGAACTAGTGATCATGGATCGGGCTACAGCAAAGCGGTTCGTAGAAGCTGTCGTTTTGGTTGGGCATTACCACGGCTTCGTGGGCTAGCCTGCTGCCCAGGGTTGCTACCGTGGCACCTCCGTTACGGCCTGCTCGATGCAGACCGTTCTCGTTGGAAAACCCAGCACTTCACCGTGACGCCGTGGCTGTCGACGATTCGGAGTTGGCTGTTGACTGCCCTGTAAGCGACGAACTTCCGCGCGCGGCTTTCGGGAAGAAGGCGTTTAAGGTCGATATGCGACGGCACCCTTAAGCCGTGTTGCGTGGCTCGACTCTGAAATTCGGGCAGGCTCACCGCGATCAGTGATTCATCGCGGCTGTGGTTGAGCTTTTCGCCCTGATCCGTGTCGTTGAGATGGTCGAACATCTCCCAGAATTCGCTCACGATCGGGTGGTCGGCGTTGATGGCCCGCTGACGCGTGACGGCCATGGCGATAACGGCGTCGTGTGCGAGCCGCTTCTGTTCCTTGCTGATCGGTGTGACAAACTCCAGCGCATCCACCAGCGCCATGATCTGCGCGTGGTTTTTACAGATGCGCACGCTTTTCAGGTCGGGGTGTGCCTTGAGCATGGCCTCGTAGCCAGGCGCGTATTCGCGCATGGCATCCATGATCTTTTTCTCGCGACGGATCGCTGCGAGGATGAATCCGCTGACGCTCTCGGTTGACCATGTTTCAAGCGCCTTGCCGGCGATGCCGCCCTCGATGCTGTGGTTGCTCTTGTCGAGGTTGATGTGGACGATGCGCTGCAAGACTGCGTCACTGGCATCGACCACGGCGTTCTGGCTGATGACCACGCTGCCGCGGAACGGTGGTTCGTAGGTTTCATTGCCGGCGCTCTTGTGACCACGTGCGCGGCCAATACGGCCGTTGTAGAGCGTCTTTAATTCATCCCAGTCGAACTGCTTGACGTTCATCCGCTCGTTGCCGCAGCTGCGGTCGGCCTCAATCATTACCATCGGCAGGTTGCCCACCTGACCAAACGTGCGTGTGCGGCCGGCAAGTGTGCTTTTGGTGGGGTCGGTACCCTCATGCTCTGGACGGCCCAGCAGCTTCCACATGAATTCGATCAACGTGGATTTACCGGAGCCGGCCTCGCCGATCAGCTCGAGGAACGGAAAGCTCTTGTCAGTGGCGCGGATTTGTTCGGCAAACAAACTGCCCAGCCAGAACGAAAGCGCAACCACGCCCTTCACGCCGAAGGCTGTCCACAGATTGCCGAACCACGCGTCGGTGTAGTCCTCCCGGGCGGTATTGATGTGCAGCTTCATCGACTGCAGAAGGCTTTTGATGTTGGTGCGGCCGATCTCGAAATAGTCCTCGTTGTTCAACTCGTAGAGGTTGCCGTCTTTCACTGCGACATCGCCCAGTACATAGGCGCCGTGCTCCTTGCTGTAGCCGATAAAGTCGATGGTCTCGACGGTCTTGATGCCGCTAACCGGTGTCTGGTCGCGCAGCAGCTGCATCAGCTGCTCGGATTTGCCGGTGAAAAAGCAGCCGGCGGCAACGCCGGCCAGCCGCTTGCCAAACTCGGCACCGGCCATGATCTGGCCACCGGTAAACGTGTTTTTTATGGCCGGCTGATCGCCTGGTCGATTGATTCGAAAGTAGTACCAGCTCTCGTCCGTTATGTCGTTGCGCTGGAAATACAACACGCGCGGGTAGCCGGTGCAGATCTGGTAGACGGCGTTGCATTCGGCCAGCGCCTGTTCTTTCAACTCGTCCTCGGTGAGGCCGGTGTCTTTGTCCTCCAGCTCGGCTTTGGTCTTGGCGTATTTCTTGAAGTCGAGCTCGAACCAGTAGAGCCGGTCGCCAAATTCAAATGGGAATTGTGAGCGTCCCGCTTGGTTGTACATGAGCATGGCTTTGGCGCTCGGCGTGCGAGCGATTAGCAGCGCGCCCTCGTACAAATAGGCCTTGATGTCTTTGACGCTGAGGCGATCACGCTGGTGCAGGTCGTTCCAGTCGATCTTGCTACGGCCGTCCTGCTTGATCTGAGCGGCCTTACACTCCCAGCCCAGCTCGCGGGCCTGTTTGACCCACTTGCGGATGTACCGCTGGCCAGCACCGTCGCCGTCGGTACCGTCGGTGTCGAGCGCCCAGACCAACGTCGGCCGATCGCCGCTGCGCAGCTTGGCCAGCTCGGCGAGTGCCTTCTCCGGCCAGTTGTTGCAGCTGAGCAGCGCGACAGCTGCGATGCCGTGCAGCCACAATGCGATTGCGTCGAAAATGCCCTCGACCAGCCAAAGCTCTTCCACCTTGGCCAGATCGAGACCGGGCGGTGTCCACCAATGGCCGGCATGCTTGCTGCCGTAGTTGAAACGCGCTTTTTTCTTGCCGAAACGTTGTGGCCTGTCGATCAGACGTTCCCAGTAACCACCACCGGGCAGCGCAAAGCGCACGGTTGCCGTGCCGGCATCCAGCTCGCGGTCGACGTAACTCTCTTGCGAATAGCAGCCTCTGAGCTTGCCGATGTCGAAACCGCGCATATGTGTCAGGTACGCATCTGCCGAGGCGTTCGGGTTGGTTTCGGTGACCCGGTATCGATCGGACCAGTTTTCGAATAGATCCGGATACAGCTCTTTGACGTGGCCTTCCCAGTTGCATTTGCTTTCGCGCCCGCAGCGAACAACCCATGGATGCTCGGCGTTGGTGTACAGCTCCTTTTTCGAGCATTGCGGGCAGCGGCCTTCACGCAGCCAGGTGCCTTTCTCTTTTAGCTCGTAGTCCTGCAGCAGCAGGCGGGTGATGTCGGAATGCAAAGATGGATTCATATACGACCGCCTTGGCCACGCGAGGCGATCCACATGTTGAAGTCGCTCTCGCGCCAGCCAATAGACCGACCACCCAAAGGCACCGAGTCTGGGAAGTCGTCATTAGGGTCAGCCATGCGTCGATAGATGGTGGCGCGCGCCAGGCCGCTGCGTTCCATCATCTCGGGCAAACGCATCACGCGATCGTTGGGGTTGATAACGGCCGGCGCTTTTGCTGGCATCGATCGATACGCCGCCATGCTGACGATATGGGCGTTCATGCCTGCACCGCCTCGGATTCAGCGTTCGCCTTAGACACTGCGATGTAGTGGTGTGCGGCCCGAATCATCGCTTCGCCAAGTTCGATGGCTTCACTGGTCGACAGCGACATGGTCATCGGTCCGAACGTCATCGACACCGGCCAGGTCATGTCCATCACACCGCTGGTGTTGACGTTCACAGCGGTGCCAATGACTCGAACGTCTACGCTCGAACGAAGCGCCGGTACTGCTCTATACAGATTCATCACCACAGCCCCTGCGTTGCGCCGCTGGCGACCGCGATGGAAGCCAACAGCATCAGTGCGAATACCCATTTGCCGCTGGGCGAATCCTCGATGCATTCCACTGGGGTACGTGTCGCCGTGCGCGCACTCTGTTTTTTTGCGGTCGGATCGACCGAAACGTTGACCAACAATGTGCCTCTCCCGTTGGATGTTTGTCAGTGCTTGGTCGAGGCGGAGGCCGCCGTCATTTCAGCCTGCTCGGCGCCATAGCGGGCGAGGTCGGCGGCAGTAAAACAGACGGTTTTCCTGCTGACCGGGTCAACGACGAACACGGCGTAACTGGTCGAGCGGGTCATATCGACGTGCGCCGAGGTGGCGCGCGCCTGCACCTCGCCGAGTGCTTGCAGCGATATGGTGGTGGCGGTGTCGCGGCTGATACCGGACTCCATCAGATGATCAGTGCAGCGACCGACCAGCCGATGGCGGTCGGGGTGCAGATGCTCGCCTTGATGGGCGAGCAGGTAGCTGATTGCGGCGGTGTGCAGTGTGGAATGGGCCATGGTTTCTCTCTCCGTAGGCAGTGGGTGCCGGCTTAGCCGGCGGCAGCGGCGGGAGCCGCGGGTTCGGCGCTTGTCGTTGGGACAGCGACGGTGAGCGGGATGTCGATCTCGGGGTTTGGCTGTTCGCTGGGGCACAAGGTGCGCAGCGTTTCCAGCCCGGCGAGCCAGACGTGACCGCAGGCGTCGTTGGTGCACTCGAAGCGCACCTCTCGGTAGATGGGCGTGAGCTGCTTACTACTGCGAGCACGGGCGAAGCTGTTGCAGTGCGGGCAACGCACGCGGAAACGGCTCTCGCGATGCTTTGGCGCAAGATGTTGCGCTGCATGAGTCATGCGTTATTCACTCCCGTGGTCGTATTCATTCCGCAAGCCGCGTGATGAACAGCCACGGCCCGCTCATAACTTTTGATGCCGCGCAGGTACATCTGGCGGGCGAACGAGGCGCTGGAGCTGCCAGTCTGTTCTGCCAGGGATTCGTGTTTAGCAAGCTCGGGGGCGAGCAGCCGCAGCGCGATCTGTTTCCGTACGACGCCGCGAGGCGCGTATACGACGGGAGGTTTTTGCGCCATGGAGATGGGGTACAGTTCTGCGAATGGGTTACACAATCCGCAGATTACACGCAATTTGCGTGATTGCAATACGATATTTGCTGAATTTACGCAAAATGCAGGAGAGAGATGATGGCCGAACTGAACGCAGGGCCGGTCATCGACCGTATGCAAGAAGTGGTAGGTGTGCGCACGGATATCGCGCTAGGAGCCCATTTCGGGTACGGAACCAGCGCCGTCAGCGGCTGGCGTTCGCGCGACAAGGTGCCTTATGAGGAATGCATAATTCTTGCAAAACGCAAGGGCATCAGCCTGGACTGGCTACTGCTCGGTGTCGGCAGCATGGATGGCGCGCCCACGACCTATCCGATGCATGAAGGAAGCGCTGCCGATGATCGCGTGCAGCGAATGCTCGGGTTTTTCACGCATTGGGATACGACCCGCAGCGCCGACGAAAAGGTATGGCTGGAAATGCAGCTGGCACGGTCCATACCCGAATACGCAGAATGGGTTTCAGCGCGAGGCAAGAGCGGCTAAATAGACGTCTAAGTCAACGCTAGGCTTCTCGGTCGTTCTTGTTTTTCGATCTTATCCCTGATAAGAAGGCGTTCAACAGGGGCGCTCGCGAAATTCGTGAGCCATGTTAATCGCCGCAATGGCGATCAGGGAGAGATGTATGTCAGGGATTGGCAAGCGTATCGAACGCCGCATCGAAATCGGCCGCATGGTCTTTCTGCTCGGGCTGCTACTGCTGGCCGGATGGGCGCTGCCGAGCGCAGCAAAAGCGCAGACCTATTACGGCCCCACGTACTATACGAGTGAAAATTATGTTGGTAACACCACGACGAAAGTTTTTTATCAAAGTCTAGGATCTGCTGAATCGGCACTGTCAAACGCTCTCTTGACTAACTATTGCACGACCAGCGTATGTGGGCCCGAAAACGTCACTTATTTCAGCAGTTCGCAGACTACTTCCAATGACGGGCTGACGGTCGCCAAAATCACAATCGCCATGTGTAATGCAGATCGCACTGACTGCACCGATTATGGCTTTGCTTCCGGTTCGGTTTACGCGACTACTTACAGCATTGATCCGCTGAAAAGTGCGGGTGGTTGCACGATATGTAACGGTCACAATGGGGACGCGGGAAGCGGTTCCAGCCCAGCCGGCAGCAGCGGTGATATGGCGCGCGATCTCCATAAAATATTCGGCACGCCGATGCATGGCGATCCGATCAATGCGTCTTCAGGCAACAAGTTTCAGCAAGACACGGATTACCGTGACTCGGCATGGCTGACCTTTCGGCGTTTCTATAACAGCAGAGCCCAGGTGGCATCAGCCACCCTGGGCGTGCGCTGGCGTCACTCGTTCGATCGTTCGTTGGATATCTTGCGATCGAGCCCCGGTTCTAGCGGCATCAGTGTGATCGTTCTCGCCCGACCGGACGGCACGCGAGAACAGTTCCAGCAAAGCAGCGGCGCATGGGTGGCCGAAGCCGATAACCCCGATACCCTGACCGAACAGGACGACGCCAGCGGTAACCCCACGGGATATACCGTCTTCGTGGCGGCTCCCCATCAGTCCGAGCAGTATTCGCCCACGGGTCTGCTGCAATCCATCACGGATCAGGCTGGCACCGTAACGACCCTTGCCTACAGCACGGCAACCACCCCGGCCTCGGTCGCACCACAACCCAATCTCCTGCTGACCGTCACCGATCCGAACGGTCGCACACTTCAGTTCATCTACAACAGCAGTGCACTTCTCAGCACGGTGACCGTACCCGATGGCGGCGTGCTGACTTACGGCTATGACAGCACTACCGGCAATCTGACCTCGGTGCAGTATCCCGACGGCAAGACGCTTCAGTACGTGTACAACGAATCCTCCCTGACCTCCGGCACCAATCTGCCCAATGCGCTGACCGGGGTGATCGACGAAGCCGGCATACGCTTCGAAAACACCGGCTATAACAGCGCGAATCATGCAATTTCTTCCAGCTTCGCCACCGGTGCCGATCTCACGACCTTCAGCTACGACACCGCCTCCAGTTACAGCGATTCGGCCACAGTGACCACGCCGCTCGGCCTCACGACCACGGTCGGTTTTCAGAACATCCTTGGCGCGCCCAAGGCTGGCAGCAGTTCGTTGCCGTGCGGTACGCAGTGCAATCAGCCGTGGTCGGCGCAAACCTATGACGCCAATGGTTATCCGTTGTCCTATACGGACTTCAAAAACGTCGTCACCAAGACGACCTACGACGCCAACGGCCTGCTGGATCAACAGGTCGATGCCTCCGGTACAACGAACCAGCGCACCACCACCACGACTTGGAACATTCCGCTGCGCGTGCCGCTGACCCGGACCGTCCTCGATAACAACGGCAACACCGTGGCGCAGATGGCATGGGTCTATAACGCGGCCGGCGAGCCCACGGCGCAATGCCAGATGGACCCCACCATCGCTGCCGCCGCCTCGTATACCTGCGCCATCACCGGCACACCGCCCAGCGGCGTGCGCCGCTCGACGAGTGCCTATTGCACCGCCGTCGATACGGTGCAATGCCCAATCATCGGTCTCTTGCTGACGACGACCGGCCCGCGCACAGATCTGACGGACGTCACGACCTACGCCTACTACCTGACCGATAGCGCCACGTCGAAACATGGCGACTTGCAGTCGGTCACCGATGCGCTGGGACACGTCACCACTTACGCTAGCTACGATGGCGCCGGTCGCGTCACCCGCGTGATCGCCCCCAATGGCGTGATCACCGATCTGACCTATACAGCACGTGGCTGGCTATACACATGCACTGTGCGTGCGCTGGCCAGCGGCGCAGCCTCCTCGGGTGATGCCACTACCACCATCACCTACACACCGTACGGGGCGATCGCCACGATCACCGACCCGGATGGCGTCGTCACCACCTACGGCTACGACACCGCGCATCGCCTGACCACGATCACCGATGCGTTGGGTAATTACATTCAATACACGCTGGACGCGTCAGGCAACCATACCAAGGAACAGACCTTCACCGCTGCGGGTGTCGCCACGCGCACACTGGGCCGTACGTTCAACACGCTTGGCCAGCTCACGAAGGTCACGGACGGTCTGAGCCAGACCGTGTTCAACGCCAGCACCAGCGGCAACTACGATGCCAACGGCAATCTTGTGCAGTCCGTCGATGCTCTGGGCTATCAACGCAAGCAGGGTTACGACGCGCTGAATCGATTGGTCAGCACGATCGATAATTACAACGGCACCGATACCGCGACCAAGAACACGACCAGCAGTTTCACTCTCGATGCGCTGGATCGACTGATCGGCATCACCGATCCCAGTGGTCTCACCACCACCTACACCTACGATGGCTTAAGCAACGGAAAGACGCTGCAAAGCCCGGACACCGGCACCAGTACTGATACCTTCGACGCCGCTGGCAACCGCCTCACACACACCGACGCCAAAGGCGTGGTCAGCACTTCGACCTATGATGTGCTCAACCGTTTGAGCAGCACCGACTATACCGACACCACCCTCAACGTCAGCTATCACTACGACGAGGCCGATACGGTCACGGGTTGCGCTGCGTCGAGCCCGGTGGGGCATCTCACTCGCGTGGTCGAGAATGCCGTCACCACCACCTACTGCTACGACATCCGCGGCAATGTCATTCAGAAGCTTCAGTTGTTGGGTACGACGCTGGATACCACCAGCTATAGCTACACCCTGGCGGATCGTCTGCTGACATCGGTTAATCCCGACAGCACCACGACCACGTATGCCCGCGATGCTGATGGCCGCGTGACCAGCCTTACGGTATCCCCGCCGATGGGCGCGACCGTGACCGCCGTGAGCGCCATCACCTACCGCCCCTTCGGGCCGATCAATAGCTACACGCTGGGCAACGGTCAGGTCATTGCACGCACCTATAATGCGAACGATGCGTTGACCGATCTCACCAGTCTGGCACTGAACCTCCATTTCGCGCGCGATGCGATGGGTGACATCACCGCCGAAGGTGCAGCGGCGGGCGCCAATCCGGCCACGGAAACCTACAGCTACGATCCGTTGTACCGGCTCACCAATATCGCTGATGGCACCACCGCGGTTGAAGGCTTTACCTATAACCCGACCGGAGACCGTCTGACCAAGACGGGGAGTGGCCTTGGCGTAGGTAGCTACGCCTACACCAGCGGCACACACCAGTTAAGCAGCATCGGCACCGCCGCCCGCACCGCGGATGCCAATGGCAACAGCACCGCCAGCACGAGTGCGGGCCAGACCTGGGGCTATGGCTACAACGGCCGTAACCGACTGACGGTGGTGCAAGCCAGCGGTGTGACCGTGGGCACGTATACCTACAATGCGATGGGCCAGCGTATCCAGAAGATCGCCACGTCGCCCGTGGCGATCACTCAACGCTATGCCTACGACGAGCAGAGCCATCCGATCGGCGAATACACCAGCGCCAACAACCGCGACACGATCTGGTTGGGCGATATCCCGGTGGCTACCGTTGATACCGCAGGCTCAACCAGTACGGTCAACTATGTCACCGCCGATCACCTCGGCACGCCGCGTGCGGTGAGCAATGGCAGTGGTGCCACGATCTGGTCATGGTCCTATGTGGGGAATGCGTTCGAGGAGCTGTCACCCGTGTCAACGAATGGGTACGTGCTCAATCTGCGATCCGCGGGCGAGTACTACGACGCCGAGTCGGAGTTGAATAGCAACGGCTACCGGACTCGCGAGCAGGCCAGTTGGCGCTTCTTGCAGAGTGATCCGGAAGGTCTGGGCGCCGGTATGAGCACGTATGCCGCGGTGGGTAACAACCCATTGGGCTATATCGATTCACTCGGATTGGATCAGCACAGCTCACCCTGGCTGCTGGCGTTTGTGCCTGGACAGGGGGCATGGGATGCGGCAGTAACATCCTGGCAGCACGGTAGCTATGGCATGTCAGCGCTTTACACCGCCGATATGCTTGGGGAGCAAGTGCTCTACGTTGAAACGTTTGGACGGTCGCAACCAGTTCGAGCGGGAGTGATATGCCCGTCAAGCGTGGCAAAAAGTGCAGGACAGCTTGGGCGCGAGGGCGAGGCGGCTGTTAACGAAGCCTATGACATTGGCGATAAGGCCAAAATCTCTATCAATGGCCGGACGCGAATTCCTGACGGTTTAAATCCATTTGCAAGAACCCTCAGCGAGGTAAAGAATGTAAACAGTCTCAGCTTTACGAGTCAATTGCGCGACTTCTCGGACTATGCCCAAAGCCAAGGTTTCCGGTTCGATCTCTATACTCGGTCGAGTACTCAGTTGTCAGGCCCGCTGCAGAATGCAGTGGACAGCGGCACTATCAACCATCTGTACATCCCAGAATGATGAATCCAAAACAATCAGTGTCGGCGCACGAGCCATTGAGCAATGAACAGCTTGAACGGCTTACCGCAAATGATTTTGTGCGGCTCAAGCTAACCGAAGACGAAAAGACTCGGCTGCGTGAAATCAACAAAGTACGAGAACAGGAACGCATAGCAAGTGTCGCCCGAATTCGTATAGAGGCTGCTGGCTTGTTGTCGGAGTTGCAAGCTGCCGGATTAAAAATTCAATCTGTTGGTGATTTGATTGGCATGTCCGAAAGGTATGAGGCAGTCATTCCTATTTTGTTGAAGCACCTACAGATGCCATATTCGGATGCGGTCAGGGAAACCATCGCTCGCTCATTGGCTGTTCCCGAACCAGAAGTGCGAAATGCGTGGCCGATACTGGTTGAGGAATATCGTAAGGCACCGACGGGCTGGGGTATCAAAGGGCCTGGCGACGCTAAGGAGTTCCGGTTGGGTGCTAAGGATGGTCTAGCTTGTGCGCTATCGGTTGCGGTCACTGACGAGACGCTGGCAGACTTGATCGCCATCGCAAAAGACCGCACGCAAGGCGAAAGCCGCGTCTTATTGCTGTCAGCCCTGCGCAAATCAAAGAATCCGCTGGCGAAACAAGCGATAGAAGAGCTGGCGAGCGACCCCGATCTTAAAAAGGAAATCGCATCCTGGCGGAGTCGATAACGTTATTGGATGGCTGTTTGGTCTAAGGGGATGTATGCCCTCGGTCTACCGGCCGTTCTTTCGGATCATACGTCGCTGTCCGGCGGGTTCTTGGCGTCGCGATGCTCAAGCTCCAGCTGGGTGATAAAACCAGCATCGCCGAGCAACTGCTCGGCCTTGACGATGATCCAGTCCACCGCATCGATCTCCGGTTTGAAGCCGCGCACGGTGACGTGCATTTCGGGATAGAGATCCGCGCGACCACGGGCGAGCGTGTAGTTGAACGTTACCGTGCCGCGTAGTAGCCGCGTGTACTCGCTGCGCGCGGCGCGCATTGCATTACTCCTGGTGGCGTAGATCGTGCGCAGCGTCTTGACGCCCTTGCCGTCGTCGACACCCACCAGCACGTCCCGCGTCTTGCTACTGCGCGTGTCGTCGTACAGCGCACGGATGCCGCTGTACGCGTTGCGGTCGGCGACGTGGTAACGGTGCTGGTCGCCCTGCGCGCGGGTCAGTGTGACCTTGGGCAGCGGCTGGCCGGTGGCCGTGGTGCCCTGACCGATCGGGCAGAAGATCAACGCGCTGGACTTGATCGTGGCGACCGCGTCATAGCGCTTGCCGAGCCGCGTCAGGAAGTTGATGTCACTCTCGTTGGTCTGGTCGATATGGTCGATCGCCATCGCCACCAGATCCGGGTGACAACGCGCGGTGAGCTTGTTGCGGCCGGCGAGCTGATTGACGATCGCGCCGACGGTGGTGTCGCTATAGCTCTGCTCGCGTTGCTGGCGCAGATCGCTGCGCAAGTTGGCGCTACGCCCACGCATCACGATCACGTCAGGGGCGCCGGCATGCTCCAGCTCATCGATGACAAAGCTGCCCTTGTCGGTGAGGCCGCTGTCGTCCCAGCCAAGCCATACGCGCAAGGTGGCGGTGGTGGGTGGCAGCGCCAGCTGGCCATCATGGTCGCTGAGTGTGATGTCGAGCTGGTCGGCAGTGTCCTGCCGGCAACTGGTGACGGCGAGCCCGACGAGGCGCGGCATCAAGGTCGCCGTGAGGTCGCGGCCATCGAGCGTGACCTTCCAGCGCGGCTGCGGGTTGCTGCTCGTCATGCGAGATGGCTCGCACCGCTGCCACTGCCGTCGATGGTCGCCATGGTGGCGCCGTTGCCCGGTGGTGCGCTGGACACCAGCATATCGTCGCTGCGTTTGAGGCCGATGCTGAAGTCGGTGCGGCGCGCGATGCCGTCCTGCGTGAACGCACTGCCACCCTCGGACAGTGTTTCGATCACCCATGCGCCGAACACACGGCCGGCGCCGTCGATCATCGCGTAGGCGTCACCGGCATCGGCCATGCCGCGCAGGGTATCCAGACTGTCCAGCTTGCCGGCGACTTCCGGCGCCAGCACGCCGGACAGCGTGATGGCGTCATCGCCTGGGCCGACGAACTGCCGCGCCGGCCGCGCACCGACACGACTGTTGGCCGCATGTCGCCACGCGGTGGAGCGCTGCAGCTCGCTGTACGCGAGATCCGACAACTGGAACACGAACTGGCCAAGGCACATCAGCATGGGTTACTCCGTATCACTCAGGCGGCTGCGGCTGGCGGCGGCTTTGGCACGTTCACGCCGATCCAATTCCGCCGAGGCGGCTCGGGCCGCGGCATCCTCATGTCCCGGCATCGCCTGCACCGTGACGCTGTACTGGTTGTGGTTCGTGATCGAGCCACCGCCGCCGGCACGTAGCGGTGGTCGGTTGTCCAGGGTGAAGCGCGCCGGTGGTTTCACGTCGTCATCCGCACCGGTGTTCCAGTGCAGCCCACTTGCTACCGCCGCATCGCCGTCGATGCCAAGCTTGGCCTTGAGCGCACGCCACTGCGCCATGAAGCTGTCGATCTTGTCGGAGATCCATTGGAACGCGGTGACGAAGGGCGCCTTGATCGCCTCGCTGACAGTCGACCAGGTGCTGCCCAGCCAGTCGATTAACTGACCCCCATGGACGACGATCCAGCCGGCGGCCGTGCCGATCGCGGTACCGACGGCGGTGAAGCCCTTGGCCAGCCACGTGACCCCCGTGATGACGCTCATGAGCACCTCACCCAGCACGCGGCCGAAGTTCACGCCGTTGGCGGTGGCGCCGGCCAGTTGCTCCTTGGTGGCCTCGAAGGGTGTGAACAGCTGAGTGATCCCGCGCCACACCGCGCCCATGGCGATCGCGAGGGCATCCCATGCCGGCTTCAGTGGTGCGAGCGCCTGGCCTAGCTCATTCAAGGCGGGGCCGGCGACGTCGCGGATGCCCTGGCCGAGACCGACGAAAAACGCTTTGATCGGCCCCCAGTATTTCCACACGAGGAACAGCAGCGCGGTCACGGCGGCGACCAGCGCCAGCACGGGCAAACTGATGCCGGTGATGGCCAGCATCGCGGCACGTGCGCCGATGCCAACGCGGCCGAGCAGGCCGACGCCAGCGGCTTCACCGCCGGCACCACGACGCGACAGCGCGGCACGACCGATGGCAAAGCGCAGCAGCGCGAACTGGCCGATCAAGCCGCCCAGCGCGATCATGACGCCACCGGCAGCGACCATTAGGACGCCGAAACCGGCAGCCATCAGAGTGAGGCCTTTGGCGATTGCTGGATGTCGCTGTGCTGCACCGGTGAGGGCTTTCAGCAGGGTGACGAGTTTCTGCAACGCGCCCACGTAGACCGGTAGCAGGGTGGTGCCCAGCGCTTTGTAGAGGTTGGCCTTCTGTGCGAGCAGTTCAGCCTCCTGCCCCTGCGCGGTATCTGCCGCACGCTGGTACGCTGCGTCCGTGCCCTCAAAATCGGCCGACGCCGCGAGTTGTTTCTGGATGTTGCCGCGCTGCATGTACATGCCGGCAAACAGGTCGCCGCCCTTGCGCGCGCTGAACAGGCTGTTGAGCTTGCTGACCACTTCGTTCTCGGTCAGCTTGCCCTTCGGATCGATGCGCGGGATGACCTCCTTCATCAGGTACTCGAAGGGGTTGGTCTCGTACAGCGCCTGGTTCTTCAGTGCGCCGGGTAGCATCTTGGTGATGTGGCCGTTCTTGCCGTACTTCACCGCGCCTTTGTTCAACAGGCCGAGTTGGCTGAGCGCCTCGGCGGTCTGCTGGGTGCTGCGGCCGGCCGCCCAGTTTTGATAAGCCGATGCAAAACCGGTACCGGAGCGCATGCCGCCCATTTCCTGAATCGTGTGCATGGCGCCGAAGAACAGCGACTTCTCGTCCATCTGTTTGGTGGCCACGCCGCCGACCTTCATCGCCTCCAGGTAGTCGCTGGGCTTCACCAGGCCGCCGCTGCCGACATAGGCCTTGGTCATCATGTCGAGCAGATGGCTGAACGCTTCCGGTGTTTTGGTCGCGTTGCGCAGCTCGCCGGTCTGGATCGCCGCGATCAGCTCGCCGATGGTCTCCTGCCCGTGACCGGCGCCTTCGCCCTTGGACGCCATCAACGCTTCGAAGGTGAGCTTGGTCTTGAGCAACGACGGGGCGACCGCGATCGCTTCGTGCATGTCGCGGAAGATGCTGTTGGCGTCCTTGAGGATCTCCAGCTTCTCGGTCTGCGAGCTGCCGATGGTCGCGTCGTTGGTCGCGAAGTGCTGCGCACGTGACACGTCGGCGGCGCTGGTGCCCTGCGCACGCAACTGCTCGGTGATGATCTGGTAGTGCTTGGCTTCGTCGATGGCCGGCGTGATCTGGCCCATGACGCGACGGCCGCCCTCGAGGGTGGCGTAGCCGGCGATGGACAAGTGTGCACCGAGCGCTTCGCGCTTGCGCAGTTGGTCGTGCAACGTGGCCAGCTTCTGCGCCTGCATACCCTGCGCACGCAAGGCCGCGGTCTGTTGTGTGATCGCGGTGGTGGCGCTGGCCGACTTCGCGCGCAGCGCGGCCTCGGCGGTGCCGAGCTGGTGCGTGTTGATGCCAGCCTCGCGCAGCGCATTGCGCAGTGCCTGCAGCTTGGCCTGTTGTTCGGTGTGTTCGGTCTTGAGCTTGGCGCCTTCGCGCGTGAGCTTCCCGAACTCCGCCGAGAGCTTGGCCGACGGGTTGGCGGTGGCCTTCAGCGCCGCCGCTGCCGCACGCGTGCGCGCCTGTAGATCGGCCATGCGTTTGGCCGTCTCGACGCTGCCCTGTTTGAGCTGGCGGAACGCGCCGACCTGTTTCTGCGTCTGGTCGAGCTGACGCAGCGCATCGCGGGTTTTCTTGAGTTGGGCAGCGGCGCCGGTCGCGGAGCCCTGCACCTTTTTGAGCGGCGCGCTGGCCTTGTCCAGCGCCTGCAGCAGCACCTGTAGTTTGAGATCCACGCGCTACTCCATTCCACACCGTTCACGGGCGCGCTCGCGCCACTGCATCAATTCCAGCAAGGTGAGGTCGACCATCGCGGCGGGTGACCAGTGGAACACCACCGCGATGTCGGCCATGGCGTCCTCTACGTAGCGAGGGAAGCCTTGACGTCCTTCGGTAACAAAAAATGGAGAATCTCGGTGCCGATCGCCATCAGGTCGGGCGCTTCGAGTTTGTTGATGTCCTCGGACGTGAGGAACGGATCGCTAATGCGTGGCAGCACCTTGGCGATGGCGCTGACTTCCATCTGGGCCAGATCGGCCAGGCTCACACCGCGCAGCTCGCCGGCTTTGGGACGACGCAGCGTGATACGGGTGATGGTCTGCTCACCGCGCGTGATCGGTGTGTCGAGCGTGACGGTGGCCGTGGCGTTGTTCGGCTGCGCGGGAATGTCGGTGTGCTTCGTCATAAATCTCTCCGTAGGGATCGGGTGGTCAGGGATGAGGGTTACAGGCCGAGCGCGCGGCGCTGCTGGGCGAGGCGATCGACGCCGCCGACGTTGAAGATGAAGTTGAGGCGGTCGATCTCGATCTCGACGAAGCCGTTGATCGTCAGCTTGTAGTACGCGCAGCTGATGCTGTACTTGTGTGCGGTGTCATCGCCGGGCTTGGCGTTGCCCATGTCGATCTCTTTCGGGCGACCGCGCACGACTACTTCGACCGCATCGACGTCACCGGTGTCGTCTCGCTGGTAGGCGCCGGCAAAGCGCGTCATGTAGGCGGTGGCGCTGGTGGCACCGAACTGTCGGATCGCCTCGCGGACGATGCCGCCGGCGGTGTATTCCAGCGTGAGCAGTTCACCGCCCAGATCGACCTCGACACCGCCGTCCATGCCGCCGCTGCGGATCTCTTCCATCTTGCGGCTGAGCTTGGGCAGGGTGATCTCGGGTACCTTGCCGGCGTAGTTGACGCCGTCGTTGAACACGTTGAAATTTTTGAGCTTGCTGGGCAGTGCCATGGCGAGGTTCCTCTAAAGGTGCGGGGACGCGCGACCGCCGTAGCGGCCGCACGACAGTCAGGCGTTGATCGCCGCGGCGAAATCGGCCAGGTACGAGGTGGTGATGTGCTGGCGCAGCAGAAGATCCTCCAGCGGCGGCACCGGCGAGTAGTCGTAGTCGACGACGGCTTTGCCGCCCGCGAGGGTGCTCTGGTCGTTGGCGCTGGCGTCGTACCAGGCGGTGCCGCCGAGGATGTAGCCACCGGTGGTGAGGTCACGGAATTTGGCGTTGATGCCGTCCATGATGTCTTTCACCAGACTCGGGTACATCGACTTGTCCGCGGCCCACTGGAAGCCGTCAGCGATCGTGTCGCTCAGCACCTGTGCGGTACGCGTGGCGGACTCGAAGACGAAGTCCGGATCATCGCTGCAGGTGCGGTTGCCCCAGAAACGAAAGCCCTGCGTGTTGATCAGCGTGGTGATGCCGGCGGCATTGAGTACGCCGGCATCGGTCGCCGAATCCTGCAGATCCCAGTGCACGTCACGACTGATGCCGGTGACACCGTTGACGGCGACGTTGCTGATGGTTTTCTGCCAGCCCTGGTCCTGATCGATCTGCGCGCGCAAGCCGAGCGCGTAGGCGACCGCTGGCACTTCGACGTCGGCACTGGCGACGGTATCGAACGCCATGACGTTGGGCCAGATCACCATCACTTCGCGCTGGCTGAAGGTGGCGCGGTACGCGATGGCCTCGGTGACGCTGGTGGCGCCGTGGGCGTGCACGTAGGTCATGCCGCGCAGTTTCTTTGCCACGATGGCCAATGCGACGGCGACGGCCGGCGTGTCCAGGCCGGGTGCGCCGATAATGCGCGGCTTGATGCCGAGGCGACCCTGCGCACCGAGCAGGGCCTGCATACCGGTGAGCCGGCCGTTGGCGTCGGTGGTACCGATCACATTGCTGCTGGTGGCGGCATCGTCGACACCCTTGGCCACGCGCACCACGATCACGATCGGCTTGGTCTGCGCGTTAATGGCCTGCAGATCCGGCAGCAAGGTACCCATGGCGGCCGACCCGGCCTTGCCGATCGCTGCCTGCACGTCGGTGACCAGCACCGCGGTGTTCAACGGGAACGCGGCGACATCGGCATCCTCGCCGGTGGCGACCAGACCGATGACGGCGGTGGAGGGAACGGTCAGCGTGCGCGCGCCGGAGGTGGCTTCGACAACGCGGACGCCGTGGTGGTAATCGTTGGGCATGGTGAATCCTCGGGTGATGCCGTTAGGGCACGGCGCTGAGTTGCAGAGGGACGGTGATCGCGGCGGGTTGGGCGACGGGTGTATCGGTGCGCACGCCTTCGAGCGTCACCACCACCTGGCCGGGCTGGTCGCCCAGAGCCATCAACACGCGCGACAACTGGACGCGCGGTTCCCAGCGCATCAACGCGGTGGCGACGGCGGCGACCAGGCGGATTTTTGTGGCGGTGTTGAATGGCTGGTCGATCAGGCGCGGCAGCAGCGAGCCGTAATCACGGCGCATGACGCGCGAACCGACCGGCGTGCCGAGAATGTCGCCGATCGACTGCTGCAGGTGCGCGAGCCCGTCCAGCGGTTTGCCGGTGGTGCGATCCATGCCGCGCATTACAGCGGCGCTCCGGTCACGGGACCTTCGATGGGATGAGCGTGGCCCTTGACGCTCTTGCCGCCGCCGGTGACGTCGATGGTCGCCGTGAGCTTCGTATCGACGGTGACATCGCTGGCGACGTGCAGCGTGGCGCCGAGGTCGGTGTCGTCGGTGACCGAGAGCTTGCCGACGATCCGGGTATCGCCAGCGAGAGTGATGCCGCCGGAGGCGGTGACATGCGACTTGCCGCCCTCGGGCAGCGTCGCGGTGAGCTGATGCGACTCGGGGTCATAGCGAAAGACGGCGCCATCGCGGAACGTGGTGACCTTGGCCGTGGCGCTGCCGGCAGGGCGCGGTACCGCGTTGGAGTAGATCGCCGGATGCACGACGCCGCGCGCCGTATCACCGCCGGGGCAGAACACCATGACCTGCTCGCCGATGCTGGGGTCCCAGCCCGTGCTGGCGTCACCGGCACGTTCCACAAACCACGGCATCGGCCGCGTCACCAGCGCGCCGGTCTTTACCGTGCACACGCCCGCGTCATGATCGACGGAGGCGATCGTGCCGAAGCGCAGCAGGTTCTGCAGCAGACGCAAGATTTCGACGAGCTGATCCATGCCGGCATGGTGCTAATGCCATGCGCGCGAGAGCTAGGCGCGGCCGATGTACCAGTGGGCTGGTACATCGATAAACAGCATCCCGTGTAAAAGCGATGCCGTCCTCTCGTCGAATGTCCGCTTAGACGGAGCCGTCCACGCTGCAGTGGAGTGTGATCGTTGTCGTCGACAAAACCTGCCCCGTTGAAGCGTTGCGGAATTGAATGGTGAGCGCACCGCTCTGGTCTTTGGAACCGCCTTGGAATCCTACGGTTTGCGCTAAGCCTGCTTGCTGCGCCGCGCCGCAGGAGAGCCAGTTCGATGCACTGCCAAAGCTCCCGCTCGTTGTTCCTGACGACTGCTGCAGGGTCCACGATCCACTGAAGGCGACTTGCACGGCCGAGACGGCCAGCCCGAAGGTGCTCCATGTGCCGGAGGCGTTGACCGTGTTTCCCGCAGGGGGATTACCGGATGCGGCGGCGTGTGCGCGGTAACCCGTGACGTTATAGGTGCCGTCCGCAGAGACGTTGAAATAAATGTTCGCTTGAGCCGTTTGCCGATTAGCCGCGACATCGCCAGCGTTATATTGCTTGCCGTTGATGGGCAGGCTGTAGACAGCCGTTCCCTTGGTCGTCCATCGCGGGCCGTTATCGACGCCCGCGCTGTTGCGGTAACCGAAACTCGGTCCCGGTGTTCCATAGGGCGCGGCGGCGTATTTCAAACCCACCCCGTTCGAGAGGCGAAAGTTCTCGGCTTGCGGCCCGTCGCCTACGATGTCGGTATCAAAAAGGTTGTCGGCATCGACAGCGGCGCCATTGCGATAGCCCGACATCAGCCGACTGCCGTTTCCGATACCGGAGCCGGCATGAGTGACGCCGCGGCAGCCTCGGCGTGCGCTGCCATGACGGCCGCGCGCTCGTTGTAGAGCGTGTCGTACGCCACCTTGATGACTAGCGCTAAGCCAGCCGTCGATACCTGCGACAAATCGGCACCAGTTACAGGGTCGGTACCGACGCCAAAGCAGCGCGGTGCAATGTCAGCAATGGTGACCTGCAACACGTCATAGTCGCCGTTCAATGGCTGATACGCGTTGTTGACGAACAGGCTTTCGCGCGCCTGAAAGGAGACCACGCCGCTGCCGGTCGACGGGTCGTAAAGAAGATGGGTTTGCTCGGCGATCATCTCGGCGGTGATGCCGTTGGCGATGGTGCGAATGCGTGCGTTGGTTGTCATGCGTAAAAATACCTTTTGGGTTTATGCGTGGAGTGCGTCGACGCGTGCGGAAAGCTCTTTAATGGCTTGAATCAATACAGGCGTGATCTGCGCGTAATCCACGGTCTTGCGACCGGCGCCGTCTTCGCTGACAGCCTCGGGGATCAGGGGTTCCAGTTGTTCGGCAATCACGCCCAGACGACGGCGCCCATCGGGGTTGTAGGCCTTTTTGTAGACGTAGCTCGCCGTCTCGATGGCGCACACTTCAGCGAGCCCGGATCGGACGCGTTTGAATTTTGTTTTCAGCGCCTTGGAGGAGCCCACCTGAAATCCGCCGGTGGCGTAGCACGTGCCTTGCAGCGCCGGGTTGGCGACGCCTTCATGGATGATGCGATAGGCGACAGCGCCATACGACCAGCCACCGATCTTCATCACGTTGTCCGTGTCCAGACCGAAGTGGACGCCGCACTGACCCTCGCGAATGAAGGACATCGTTGCCGACGCGCTGTTGTTGGCGGCGTTGCCGATTTGCAGGGACGTATTGCGGTCGTTGCCACTGCTACTGATGGATGAAATGTTCGGCGGCGCGCCAGATGAGAAAATGGTTCCGGCCGTGCTGTTGCTGTTGCCGCGTAGAATCGCCGTCTGATTCACCCAGCTTTCCAACGCGACGTTGCCCATATCGGTCGCATCGATAGTGACCTTGACCTTCGAACCACTCCATCCGATTTTCACCGCGTTGCTCAGCTGACCTGAGCCGGTGCCCTGCTGCACCGGCGTGAAGCCGAGTGAGTTCTGCTTGGCCGCCAGCGCTTTGGTCATTGTCGCTGCGAAATTGGGGTCATCGCCCATCGCATCAGCGAGTTCTTTTAGCGTGTCGAGTGCGCCGGGTGAGCCGTTGATCAGCGCGTTCACGGCCGCGGTGATCTGCGTGGTCACCGCCGTCTGCAGCGGCCGTGCGTCGAGCGCGGTCTGCAGACCGTTGATGTCGGCGATTGGATGCGAGTGGGCGAGGGCAGCGGCGCCGATATGGGCCAGCACTTGTGCCGGGGTTTTTTCCGCGAGTGTGCCGGTGCCGTTGCCCACCAGGTAATTGCCGGTGGTGAAGCTGCTGGCGCCGGTACCTCCGCGTGCCACCAGTAGAGTGCCGCTGGTGATGTCAGTCGCGGAGTGTTGGTGCGCGGACGGCGTGAAAGCGTCCGGTACATTGGTGAGGTTGCCGTAGCTGCGGTAGTACGCACCGTGCTGGCCGTCGAGCAAATCCGCATCCAGTCCGTTGTTGCTGCCGGTGTCGTACGAGGCCGCACCACGGATGCCCAGCGCGGTGACGAATGCCAGCGCGCTGACCTTGTTGAGTAGCGTCTTGACGAAGGCGCTCGGTGCGCCGACGCCAAGGCGCTCGTTGAGCGCGGCCAGCAGGCTCCTGGGCGTGATGGCGAGCTGAGGGTCGGTGCCGGTGAGGGTTTCGGCATCGGTGGCGAACCGCACCACGCCGGTGACATCGGTGGTGGCCAGACTCATCTGAAAGTTGGTGTCGCCGAACGTGAGGCTGTTGGCATCGATGTCGGCGAACTGCACGTCGCCGGCAAGCAACATGGTGGCCTGACTGCTCTTTTGCAGCAGGTCGGTGGGTTGGCTGTACACCGCGAACAGCGTGCCGTCGGCAAGGTACAGGCCGACGCCGCGGACGCTGTAGGTGTCGGTACTGTCATCACGGATGGTGACGTGCAACGTGTCGGTAGCGACCGCACCGCCGCTGATCGTGCTGATGCGCTTGCTCTCACCCGGGATGACCTTCGTCGTGGGCAACGGGGTGAAGCTGGTGGCCGTAATGCCGACGCTGACGATGGTGGTGGACGCCGTGCCGTCGTGTGTGGCATTACTCAACGCGGCGCGGCCGGCGGCCGTGACGATGATTTTGAGTGCGGTCATGGTGTGGCAGCCTCGGCGTACAGGTTCAGGCGGGCATAGATGCAGGGACGGATGAATACGGCGACGCGGAGGCGTCCAGTAAGCGTGGCCGTCTGCGTGAAGGTGAAATGGCTGCGCGTGGGCTTGGTGCGACTGACCTCGGCGATGACGTCGTCAACGAACGCGGCGCTGGCCGGCTCGCCGTCGACGCCGGACACGGTGAGCTGCATGTCGAAGGTGTACGGGATGCCGGCTGGGTCCATCTGCCACCACTCGGTGAGCACCACCGAACCGCCGAAACTGGCGATGACGTCGAAGACGCTTTGCGCGGTGCCCTTGCGTCGGGCGATGTCGATCGCACTGGCGACGCGTGCGCGTTTGACGGCCAGTGGCCAGTAGCTCTTCCACGCGCTGATGCCGAGTGCCCATGCCAGCCACGCGAGCTTGTCCTCGGGGCAGGTGTGCGGATTCCATAGCTCGGCGATGGGCACCGGAATATCCGCGAGGCGTGCGGTGGCGGCCTCGATGGCGCGCTCACTGGTCGTGGCATTGGGCGGCAGCAGGCTGCGTCCCCTCGGGGGGCTATTCATCGATCCCGCCATATGCGAGTGCGATCGATGTGCAGTGGGCGGCCTGCGTGCCGCTAATGACGATGTTGGCGCTCGGCGACGTCAGATCCGTGCGCTGGATGCCCGGCACGCGCAATGCGCCGTAGATGCCATCGAGCGTGATGTCGCGATCGAGCTTTTTAGAGTTTGCAAGATAGGCTGCGAGGTTTTTATCGGAGGCAGCCAACACCAGCTCACTATCGGGACCACCGAAGGTGTAGCGCGTACCGACGATGGCAAAGGGGACGATCTGCGCGCTTTGCACGGTGACGTGATCGGTCAGCGGGCGCTTGGTTTTTGCACTGAGCGCGCTGTACACCATGGCGAGCAGATCATCATCGGCCGTGCCATCGCCGATACGTGACAGCACGCTGACGACGACCTTGCCCGGTGTCGGACTGGTGGGCTTGGCATCGAGCACCAGGCCGGACGCGCTGAGCGAGAGAAAGATGTACGCGTCATCCGGGCCGGCGACGGAATAACCGGAAGGCGCGAGCGTGACGCGGCGGCGTAGCTCGTCGTCGGATTCAACCGTCGGCGGGATGCCCAGCGATGGATCGCCTGGGTCGAGGGTGAGACGGGTCACGCCGTAGAAGGCGGCGAGGTTGTCGAGTGTCCCCTTGACGGCGAAAGCGAGCAGGACGCTCTTGGCCGCATCGTTCACCCGTTGCCTCAGGTTGAATTCGCGGTACGCGGCGACCTGCAGGATCTTGTACGCCGGATCAGATTCCACCAACGCGGTGAACGACGGATCGCGCGTGATCAGGTCGGCCAGCGTCTCGGCGAAGATCTGCTCGTACGCGAGCGTTTCCACTACCTCGGGCGGCGGCAGACGCGATAGGTCGACGGACGTGGTGACCGTCATGGCAGGCAGGGAGCGCGTGGCGTAGGCATGCCGGCATGGTGCTAAGGGCATACGTACGCGTGCGAGGCGGTAGCGATGTACCAGTGGGCTGGTACATCGGAAGCGGCCTGCCCAGCGGGACCCCACGCAGGGCACCATGGCCGCCTCATTAAGTGGAGCGGCCGGCGACGCGCGTCAACGCGGCACCAGCCACCCGACACCGCAGCAACACCTGCAGGCCAAGCCAAAGGCTCCACACCCCGTCGACGGAGCCCGGCGAGGCTATCACGCCCGTCAAACAGGATCTGAGTGATGCAGGATGTCCGCTGTTCGCGCTGCGCGAAGTTGCTCGCGCGCGCCCGTGTTTTTGATGTCATCGAAATCAAGTGCCCGCGCTGCGGGACGATCAATTCTTTGAGGGCCGTGTCGAGTCCCCTGCCAGCGAGCCAGGGAGCACCGAACGGAAACACTCATGACGCACACGACTCTTCCCTACACGATCCATCGCGGCGACGCGCTGCAGGTGTTACGCGGCCTGGCTGATGCCAGCGTCGATGCAGTGATCACCGACCCGCCGTATTGCTCCGGTGGCCAGACCATGGCCGCCCGCGCACGGCCGACCGGCGAGAAGTACATCAACAGCGGCAGCAAGGCGCCGCTGCCTGACTTCGAAGGCGACTTCCGCGACCAGCGTGGGTTTCTCGCGTGGGCCAGCCAGTGGCTGGCCGAGTGTCATCGCGTGACGAAACCCGGCGGGCATCTTCTCGCGTTCATCGACTGGCGCATGTTGCCGACGATGACCGATGCGGTGCAGGTGGCCGGCTGGGTCTGGCAGGGCATCGTGGTGTGGGACAAAACCGGCGGATGCCGTCCACAGCGTGGTCGCTTTCGTAGCCAGGCCGAATACGTGGTGTGGGCCAGCCGCGGGCCGCTCGATATCAAGGCGCACCCGGTGGTGTTGCCTGGTGTTTTACCCGTGCATCCGCAGCTCGGTGGCAAGCAGCATCAGGTCGGCAAGCCTGAATCGCTGATGGAGAAGCTGTTGGCGATCGTACCGCCGGCCAGTACCGTTCTTGATCCCTTTATGGGTAGCGCAACTACGGGCGTTGCCGCGCTGCGCGCTGGCCATCATTTCGTCGGCGTGGAGATGTCGGAGGGCTATTTTGACGTCGCTGAAAAAAGACTTCAGCGTGAGCCACCGAATCGCTTCGTTCAGTAGAAGGCAGCGAGCCTAACGGAACAGAAAAGGCCTCACTGGGAAACGAGGCCCTTTTCTTGTAGGCAGTGCACCGATCATATTGCTTCGGCTAAATCCAAATCCTTATTCGGTCCCCGCGACACCATCCGCGCGAACTCGAACGCCTTGTCCATCTGGTCTTGATGCATCTTTTTTACCGTTGCCTCCTCTTTGGCTGACCCCTGCCCCTGCTTTGGGGTCAGCCTTTCCGGTTGCCTCGGTTCCAAGCCCATCGTCGACTTTTGCACCAGAGTTTTCATGATTAGTTCCTGTTTGGTTACTTTGTTGAGCTGTTTCGACCATCACAGGGTCAATGTCGGTTTGGCTACCGAGCGACTCCCACGCAGCGTAACAAAATGTCTTTTCAGCATCTGTTAGATGCGACACACGCTCGAAAAGTTCAGACGCTTCTTTGCGATCGATGACAAACCCATGAGCTGGATAGTTGTTGATCAGCTGCACCAGCGCGCCATCTTTAAGATTCTGCCCGTACTTGTCCAACCTGCTGCCATATTCAAATGCTACTCGCATTGCTCGCTGCATCTCTCCAAGCCTAATCGGGTCGATCTGCGAAAACAGTGGCGCAGCCATACCCGAAACCACTTGACCTGCAAATTCCGAGCAGAGTTTTGTTGAAAGTCCAAGGCCGCGCGACTCAACCAGCATTCTGTGAAACGTAACTTGTGTGTGCAACGTGACAGCTTGCAATGCCTGCATGATATCAAGGCCAGAGCTACTTTCTTCAAGCTCAGAAGCCTTCCGTACTTGAATATCTAGAGGTCCGAGTTCGCCAAAATCACCAATACCTAACTCATCAGCAGCGATAGCCACTAACGTTCCCGCGCTCTTGCAAAAACTTGGCACCACCAGTCTGATGTTTTGCGTGTAATGATGACGTAGACATCGACCAATTCGATAGCCGCCGTTTGGGTCACCACCATACGTTGTCAAAAACATCGTGCAGGCTTTGTTGCGCTGTTTGGACGCAATCAGACTGCTAAGTTTATAGTGTAGGTGTCTCGAAACTGCGTGAGACACGACTATATAGTCCCGGTTCGGGTCGGCCGCGTACAGTCCCGCTACAGCATCTGGAATGCTGGTTTCTGGCATGTTTTGGTCCCCCCCGGCTGGCCGCCTGTGTTGAGTCTTGCACATCTATCTATAGATCGGCCATAGGCGCCGATGAACACTGAATTTCCGAGCAAGGATCAGGCCAATCGATAGAGGAGGTTCTCAAGAAGAACGTTTCTGATCAGTGATCGATCAGCTTTCGTGAACCCTAGAAGGACGCGACGTGAATAACGCACGCGTGGGCCATGCGACGTCACGCGATCCTCGCCGCCCACCTGGTGCACGCTCGCGATCTGCCCGGCACGGCCGGTGAACTCAACGCTGGCGAAGGCATCGGTGGCCTTGGCTTTGAGGTATTTGGCGGTGCGTAGTTTGGTGAACATGGCATCGCGCTGGATGCGGCCTTGTTTGCCCCGCAGTTTTTTCCGTGCCTTGCGTGGCACGAACGCAGCGCCATCGGGGTCCATCTGCGCCGCGATGCGTTGCTGTTGGCTGTGACGTAATGCGCGGCTGATGGCCAGGGCGATCGCGCGGCGGCGGGCGGGTGCGAGCTTGAGTAGCAGGCCGGCGGCCCAGTTCTCGAGCAGGACGAGATCGTCGCTCACGCCGGCGGCACGTCCCAACGGGCGATCAACTGCTCGCGCAGGTAGACCTCCCAATGCTCGGCGGTGAGCTTGGCCTCGGGCTGCGGCTCGTCGGCGATGCGGATATCCAGCTTGCCGTTGCCAAGATCCTTGACGATGACGCGCTCGGTGAGTTGCAGCTTGATGCTGAGGTCGACCTTGTCGTGGTCGATGATGTCGGCCTCATAGGTGATGCCGCTTTGGCGCTTGTCGACGTTGTCGAGCAGCTCGGACTGGTGGACACGCAGCCAGATCAGGATAGCCACCCATACGACGAGCGGATCACCGGCGAAGTCGGTGAGGATCAGGTTGAGCGTGTACGCAGTTTCATAGCTAAGGCCGGGCGCGTAGGTGCTGTGCAGCGAGCCGGCGTCGATGAAGACCAGCAATCGCTCGGGATCGCGGGCGAGATCCGGCAGGGCAGCCACGAGGGCGGCGCGCAGGCTGGCCGGCTTCTTCATGGCTTGGCACCGGACGCGGTGTTGACGCGCACCCAGTCCTGCAGCGCGGTTAGCTGAGCGGCGGTGGCGTGGCAGGTGGTGTAGTTGTCGACGACGGTGCCGGCGACGGCAGAGAGTGCAAGACCGCTGGGCTGCGCATCAGCAGCGCTGGGGGTGTCGGGCAATACGCCCGCGGCAGCGGCATCGTGCACGCGGGCAAAGCCAACAGGCACGAGGCAACGAGCATCCGCTTGGGCAGTGACATAGACGGGGATCTCCTTGGTGAGGGTGGCGCCGATGTCGTGCACGACCTGCACGCGATCGACGTACTGCACAACGATGTGATCACTGACCTGTTTCTGTGCGAGCTGGCCCTGCGCGATGCGTTCGCCTGCCTCGGCGGCAGTGGCTCGCGCTTCGGCGGTGGCGATGCGGTGTTGGGTGATCCACCCGTAGAGACACAACACGGCGATCAGCGCGACGCCGAACAGGATCTGGCGCAGCACCGTCATGCAGCCTCCGCGGTCGCACTGAGCGCGGCGCTGTGTCGCGCGTACGCGCTGGCCAGCTTGGTGTCGTAGAGGTTCGTCGCGTAGGCCGGGCCGTTGTAGAGCTTGGCGAAGGCGCCCCACTTGCGCGCGCGCAAGGCCTTGAGCAGATCCGCATCCAACTGGACGAAGCGGACGAAGGCGACCAGGTGTTCACCCTCGCCCTTGGCGAATGCGGCGGCCATCGCGATCGCACTGGCGTAACCGAGTGAGGTCGCGTGATAGCCCATGATCTGGAAGCGGCCCCAGCTACAGGCGGCAGTGGCGGCTTCCGGGTGGATGGCGACGGCCTGCGCCAGGCGTGCGTATTCCGCGGCGCCGCCGACGTAGCCGCCGCGCTGTTGGGACAGGATCGACGCCGGCAGCGCGACGGTGGTCGGATCGATGCCTGCCGCCACCAGCTGCTGCCAGAACACGTGCCGCTCGAACAGGATCACCACGCGACCATCGGGCAGGAAACCGCCACGCGGGCTTTCGACCTCGATCACGGCGTTGATGGTGGCCGACTCACAGTCGAGTGTGGCGGCCGCAGCGACGATGTCGTTCTGGGTGAGTGCCAGCGGGTCGATGATGCCGGTCAATGCGGCTTGTGTGCGTGGGCCAACGATGCCGTCGACCACCTGGCCATGACTACGCTGAAACGCGCGCACCGCGGCCTCGGTCGCAGCGCCATACCAGCTGTCGACGGTGAGTGGCTGACCCGCGCGGACCAGCCGCGTCTGCAGCACGGTGACGTCGCTGCCGTGGTCACCGACGCGCAGGCTGTTGGGGTTGTTCATCGTGGTTCGTCCGTAGGATGGCGGCGACGTTGCCGCGGGCGGTGAGGCTGAGTACGCACAGCACCAGGGCAATGCCGATGTCGCCGAGGTGAATGTCACCGGGTGGGTACTGGCCGAGTGCAATGCCGAGCGCCGTGCTGCCGGTGGAGACGATCAGCAGCCAGGCGGCGATGCTGACGATCGGCCGGTAGCGGGCGCCCTCGCGGCGGTAGAGGAAAAGGCGCACGCCGGTGATGGCGTTGGTGGCGAACAGCAGCAGGGCGATCAGGTGATCCATTACGGGCCTCCGCGGCGCAGCAGATTGCTGATCCACGCCGTGAGGTCGATCGTCTTGATGCGCTCGATCAACTGGACGGTGAGGGCAATGACGATGGCGGCGGCGATGAAGGACGCGACGCCGGATTCCTGCAGGGGGATCTGCCGCATGAGCAGCGGTGCAGCGAGGTAACCCATGATCCAGCTGATGCCGAAGTAGGCCAGCCGCGAGCGCATGGACACCTCACGCGCATGCAGCGCCATCAGTGCGGCACCGGCAAAGGCGCCGATGATGGCGTTGCCATCGATGCCGGGGATCAGCGTGGCGATGCTGACGCCGGTGGCGACGAGAGCGATCGAGCTGGTGGTGGTCGGTTCGGCCATCGGTGGTCCCCTGTCAGTTCCAGAGCTGCACCAGCGCGGTCTGCGACTGCGTGGCCTGTACGGTGTCGGGCAGGTAGACGACAGTGCCCAGCGGCAACACGACGCCGAGGTCGGCGAGGCCGGGATTGGCAGCGAGCGCCGCTTCGGTGACGCCCTCGGTGCGGCCCAGCACGCGCCAGCACAACGCGTCCAAGGTCTCGCCCTGGTTGGCGCGCACGATCACAACAACTCCACATCGGCACGTGGCCGGCCGAGGATGTCGCGGATGGCGTAGCGCACGTTGCGGCGGTAGTCGTCGATGGTGGAGTCGAGTGTGTCGGCGTGTTTGTGGCCGGCGTGCGTGGTGTCGACATCGCGGTAGCGCTCGATCAGTTCGGCCTGCGCGCTGGCGTACACCGCGCGGCGATACAGCCGCACCAGGCGCGAGGTGCCGGCGATGATTTTGCTGGGCACCTCAACGAGCGTGGCGCGGCCAAGGGCGACCTGTTGCTGTTGCCAGGCGTCGAGCTGATCCTCGACGGCAGACATGGCCAGCGCGATGCACTCGGTGAGGCGCTCATTGGTGACGGTGCCATCCACGCGCATCACAGCACGCGCCTCGGTAAGGTCGATGGACGGATACCAGTCGCCGGAACGCAGGGGATCGGGCGCGGTAGCAGGCGCGGTGGCGACGAGACCGGACATCATGACCTCACAGGGGTGTGGCGCGGAATAAGTGCGGCGGTGATCGGTGGTGCATCGGGTGGGAGAGAGGTCACACGATGTCCACCGAGCCGCCGCGGTGCTCGGGGCGAGCTCAGGTGGCGACCGGCGTCGACAGAGCCAGCTGCTTTTGCAGCTTGGTGATCTCTGTCTTGATGCCCAGTCGCGCGTTCAGTTGCAGCGCACGCTGCAGATGGTCGAGTGCCTGCGCGGGCGATGCATCGCGCAAGGCCAGGCCGATGGCCTTGTGGAGTTTGGCGCGCACCTCATCCGGCATGTCGCGCCCTTCAGTAAGTTGGCCCACTTGCAGTAGCTGGGATGCGGTGACGTTGCCGCTATCCGCGTGGCCGGCACGCTCGGCGATTTCTTCCACCACCAGGGTGGCGAGGTCGCGCTGGTAATGTTCGGGCAGCTTGAGGTTATGGGTAAGCATGTGCGTGGCCATGACCAGCGCGCCGTCGATGTCGCCGGTGTCGATACGCCAGACCATGACGGTGGCGAAGACGTCGTCCTGCACCGGCTGATCAGCCTGCAGCACGCCGTCGATCCATGCCGCGTACTCCGGCAGGCGCTGACGCTTGACCTCGATCTTCTGCGCGATCGACTGGATACCTTTGAGCGCGCGCTTGTCCTCGGCGAGCTTGGCGAGCATCAACGCGTACGCGCTGCTGGCGACGACGGCGCTGTGATCGGCATCGGTTGCTACGGTCTGGGACATCGCGGCGGCGATGCGCTGGCGGTGCTGTTGGGCGGGTGACGGCATGGCGATGCTCTCTCGCGGTATCGGCGGGGCACCGTCGACCGGCTCTCCAGCCGACGGGCTTCGCTGTGGGGGAGGGGTTCGGTGATTACGAGACGACGATGTTTTCGACGAACGCTGTCAGCAGGTAGTTCTCGACCACGTAGGCGTCGTTGCTGGATTCGTAGTTCTCGACCCGGTCGCGCTTGGCGTTGTCCACCAACTGCCGGCGACGTGCGCCTTCCTGCGAATAGATGGACAGGTTGTCGAGCGTGGTGATCAGCATCGCGTTCTTCGGAAAGAACGGCACACGCACCGCCTTGAGGCCGCCGATCTGTTTCTGCGACACGATGATGTCGGTCGCCAGTTCGTTCTCGGCGGTCTGCTGCTGGTTGATGCGCTTGAAGTACTTGTCCTGCAGCAAGTCACGACCGCAGATGACCACCAGCGCCGGGTTGTCGCGCACGGCCTCGGCGATCAGGTTCTCGGTCACATCCGACACCAGGGCGTCGAGGTTCTCGTAGTCCTTGCCGGCACCGATGGTGACCTTGCCGCTGGCAGGAACGACTTCCTTCATCCAGTGTGCCGGTGCATCGGTGCGGATGTGTTCCAGCCAGCCGATGTTGACGTCCTGCAGCAGCGGGTTGGTGACCCGGTTGGTGTTCGCGGCCGCGCTGGTGCCGTGGAAGCCGATCATGATGCGATCGAGCGCCTGCTGGCCGACGACCGCATCGCGGAACATCGTCTGGAAGTTGGGGAACTTGGCCCACGCGTCGATCTTGGAATACTTCAGCGACGTGTCGAAGTTGGTCTTCTTGCAGGTGTAGTCGTTCGGGAAAAGATCAGTCGGATCGGCCGGCGCGCGGTCGGTGGTATCGGTGTCGGTACGGCTGGCGATGGTGCCGGTGGTACCCAACGCGAGTTTCTCGCCCCATAGCTCGGTCACCAGAACGACGTTGATCTGTTGGAGGAACGCGCTGGATAACTGGATCTGTTTTTCCAGCGTCTGTTGCACGGTCGGTGCGACGGTGAAGGTCTCGCCTGCCGACGCCACGCCGTTGAGCTGGGCGATGCGCTGCGAGAGGGCGGTGAAAGCAAGGCGGGTTTCGTTGCGCATGGGGTGCTCCGTGACGTGCAGGCGATGACGTGGGTCGGCGGTTCGGAAAGAAAGGGTGGATGCGATTAGCAGTCGGTCTGGCCGACATCACCGCCGCCGGTTGCCGCGGGACGCGGCAGACCGCCGGGCGTAGCTTCGAGCTGGGCGCGCAAGCTGGCGAAGTCCTGGCGATGCGTGGCGTTGGCGGCTTCGATGGAATCCAAGCGCGCGCTTAGCGTGCTGAATTGATCGGCGAACCGCTGGGTCAAAGCGGTATGACTGCTGGCGAATTGCTCCAGCGTGTCGGCCATGCTCTGCAAGGCTTCGCCGACGTCGCCCAGCTGGCCGTCGTTGACCTTGAACTTGGTGCTGATCTTGGCGAGCTTGTCCTTGATCGCGGCGAACAGCGTGCTGGCGCTGGTATCGGCCGGTTCGTCTTCCCACTCGATCTCGACAGCATCGGTGGCGGCGGTGAACACGTTGTCCGGATGCTGTTTGCGTGAGGCGAACGGGTTGGCGTCCGGATGCTGCGCGGCGAAGGTGAGGATCTCGGTGCCGAGGCTGGCCGGACTGTCGGTGATGCCGAGGCCCGATAGATAGGGCAGGCCGGTGTCGGCGAATTTCGGGGTGATCTCGATGCTCGAGTAGATCTTCTGGCGAGCCTTCACCAGGTTGACCATTTCTGGCGTGGGATCGATCTGCGCGTACAGCGCGAGTTTGCCCTTGAGTGGACCGTCGGGAATTTCCTCGGCCTTCACGGCGGTGACGTCGCCATACGCCTTGAACGGGCTGTCCGGCGCGTAGCCGCGAATGTGCTCGGCGAAGATGCGCGCGCCGTAAAGCACGGGGTTGTAGGTCGCGGCCATGCCTTGAATAGCGCTGCGCTCGATCGCTCGCCCATCGGAGGTCGCACCTTCGACAGCGACGCGGAAAAACTTGGACTTGGCCATGGACGAAACCTCGGGGTGGCGGCACGTTGGGGAGACGCGGCCATCGTCGGCACCGTGCGCGAGCCGGGCAACGCGGGGCCGATGTACCAACGGGCTGGTACATCGCGGCAGGCAATAGTTACGTCGGTGCGCTTGCGACGATGCCGCCATGTTGATGCCTGTCCCCCACGTCGATCAGCGACGCGCTGCGCGCTCCCTGTTTTTTCGGGGATGGCCGGTCACGGATATCGCCGACGAGCTGGGTATTGCGCGCACCACGATCGAGTCGTGGAAGACACGCGACGCATGGGCGAAGGCGCCGATGATCGAGCGCGCCGAGAGCTGCATCGAGGTGCGGTTCCAGACGCTGATCGAAAAGGAGAAGAAGACCGGCGGCGACTTCAAGGAGATTGATCTGCTCGGTCGGCAGATCGAGCGGCTGGCGCGGGTGCGGCGCTACCAGGCGCCCGGTGGTAACGAGGCTGATCTCAACCCGAACGTCGAGGCGCGCAACACCGGGCCGAAGCGCGCACCGAAGCGCAACGAGTTCACCGAGGAACAGGCCGCGGAGCTACGCCGGCAGTTCCATGAGTCGTTGTTCGCCTATCAGCACAAGTGGCGCACCTCGGCGGATGAGCGCACGCGCATGATCCTCAAGTCGCGCCAGATCGGCGCGACCTGGTACTTCGCACGCGAGGCGTTGGACGATGCGATCGCCACCGGTCGCAATCAGATTTTTCTGAGCGCGTCGAAAGCCCAAGCGCACATCTTCAAGCAGTACATCCGCCAGTTTGCGCAGGAGGCGGTGGGCATCGACTTGAAGGGTGATCCGATCGTTCTCTGGAACGGTGCGCACCTGTATTTCCTCGGCCAGAACGCGCGCACGGCGCAGGGCTATCACGGCAATTTTTACTACGACGAGTTTTTCTGGTCGCAGAATTTCGAGGAGATCAACAAGGTCGCCAGCGGCATGGCGATGCACAAGCAGTGGCGCAAGACGTACTTCAGCACGCCGAGCGCCACGAGCCACGCGGCGTACCCGTACTGGACGGGCGATCGCTACAACCGGCGGCGCAAGAAAGAGGATCGGGTCGAGATTATCACCGACCGCGTCGCGATAGCCGAAGGCCTGCGCTGCGCCGACAAGGTGTGGCGACACCTGGTGACGATCGAGGACGCCGAGCGCGGCGGCTGCGATCTGTTCGACCTGGAGGAACTGCGCACCGAGTACCCGCCGGACGAGTTCGCCAACTTGCTGATGTGCCAGTTCATGGACGACGGCGACAGCCTGTTCACGCTGGCGATGATGCAGGGCTGCATGGTCGACAGCTGGGTCGACTGGACTGACCTCAAGCCGTTGTTGATGCGGCCATTCGGCATGAAGCCGGTGTGGGTGGGTTACGACCCGGCCTTGGGCCAAGGCGGCGATGGTGCCGGGTTGGTGGTGCTGGCACCCCCGGACAAGCCGGGCGGCAAGTTTCGCGCGCTCGAGCGACACCGACTCAAGGGCATGGACTTCGAGGCGCAAGCCGCGTTCATCCGCACCATCACCCAGCGTTACAACGTGCAGCACATCGGCATCGACGTGAGCGGACTGGGCCAGGCGGTGTACCAGTTGGTGATTCAGTTCTTTCCGCTGGTGCGCAAGATTACTTACTCGCCCGACGTGAAGTCGCTGATGGTGATGAAGGCGCAGAACGTGATCGACAAGGGTCGACTCGAGTTCGACGCCGGCTGGGTGGATCTGGCGCAGTCGTTTATGGCGCTCAAGCGGACGATGACCGACTCCGGTCGGCATGTGAAATACAGCGCAGGACGATCCGCGGAAATCGGCCACGCGGATCTCGCGTGGGCCTGCATGCATGCACTGATCAACGAACCGCTGGAAGGTCGCACCGCGGCCAATACCAGCCAGATGGAGCTTTACTGATGCGCAATATGACCGTGACAACCGGTACGGATAACACGCTTGCACCACGGGCGACGGCTTTCAGCTTCGGCGATCCGACGCCGGTGCTGGATGGGCGAGACATCCTCGATTACATCGAAGCGTGGCGTAACGGCAAATGGTACGAGCCACCAGTGTCGCGCGAAGGGCTGGCCAAATCGTTTCGGTCGACACCGCATCACAGCTCGGCGATCTACGTGAAGTGCAACATCCTCACGTCGATGTTCCGGCCACACAAGCTGCTGAGCCGCGAGACGTTCGGTGCGTGGGTGCTGGATTTTTTGGTGTTCGGCGACGGCTACCTGGAGCAGGTGAAGAATCGACTCGGCCAGCCGATGCCGTTGAAGCACGCGCTGGCGAAGTACATGCGCCGAGGTTGCGATGATCTGGACACGTACTTTTTCGTGCAGGGCTGGAAGACGGACCACGAATTCGCCAAGGGCTCGGTGTTCCAGTTGCGCCAGCCGGACGTACACCAGGAGATCTACGGACTGCCGGAGTACCTGTCGGCGCTGCAGAGCGCGTGGCTCAACGAGGCCGGCACCCTGTTTCGTCGCAAGTACTACCTCAACGGCTCGCACGCTGGCTACATCCTGCACCTCACCGATGCGTTGACCGACGAGACACAGGTCGAGGATCTGAAGAAAGCGTTGAAGGAGAGCAAGGGGCCGGGCAATTTTCGCAACCTGTTTCTCTATGCGCCGGGTGGCAAGAAAGACGGCATCCAGATGATCCCGATCAGCGAGGTCGCGGCCAAGGATGAATTCTTCAACATCAAGAACGTCACGCGTGACGACGTGCTTGCCGCACATCGCGTGCCGCCGCAGCTGCTCGGCCTGGTACCGACGGGTACGACGGGGTTCGGGTCGGTGATTCCGGCCGCTCAGGTGTTCGCGGTCAATGAACTACAACCGCTGCAGACGCGCTTCCAGCAGCTCAACGAGTGGATGGGTCAGGAGGTGGTGACGTTCGATGACTACAAGGTCGCTGGCTTGGCTGCCAATGGAACAGATGCTGCTATCTAGCACTATGCAACCTGCTCATGGAAGGACAGATATTGGCTATGCCAATATCTGTCCTTGGCGCGGCTGAACTATTGCAGTTTCGATTCGTCGAGACCGGTGCTGGTAAAGTCCATTTTATGAACGTTTGAGTTGTGCATGCGCCATATACAACAATTCCTCCGAACGTTTGTGCAATTAAATCGATGGCTTGATCCATAGGTATATCTACATGGAACCCGGAAGATGAGGCAGTCCATTCGCCGGCGGCGTGATCGCCTGATTAGAGACTGTTGGACAAGGGGTGTGAATTTGCTTTGAGATCTGCACCCATACATCATCATTCCTAAAGTTAATGACGACTTTGTTATCAATACAATTGATTTTTATGATTTTTGAAGTGAATAAGTGATAGGGCGCATATGTAGTAAGATCATATTTCCACCCAGCCTTTTCTCGATCCAAGAAAATCCTTAAATCAATATATGTTTGATTACTTTTACTAAGTGACACGTTTTTTGTTGCAATCCCATGGTTGTACTCTGCATATGTTAAATCTGATGGATATTCAAAAACAGGTAAATTGACGCGATAAAATGGGAATATGAGCATCAGAATGGCTTTTAAAAAGAACATTTAA